CGACGAATGAGTAGGGTATCGCATCCCAAAGGATGCGCGGATTCAACTGGAAACCCAGTGAATCCAGATACCCAGCAACCTTACTAGATACTGATGACATATCAGGCAACGTATAGACGAAGTCCACAGTTGCGTTGTACACTGGGCGCTGCCGCCAGTAAGTCTCACGACTTACTGATTGCTGTGCGTCAGAGTATAATGTCACCTTTGGCGGAAGGACCGACATATCCAAGTAGCGCTTATAATGGCGCCTCTGGGGTATGTTTGAGTTCTTCTGCAGATCTCGCAACTTCTTTTGGAAGTTTTTGAGACTGGATCGGACCCGTTCTACATCTGATAAGAATGGCGCCCACCCGAACTTAATGTTCAAGTGGAAATTCGCCAGAGACTTAGCAGAGTAGAACCCAGCCTTGTGAGTGGCCCGAAGGCCACGAACAAATGCTGCGCGCACGGTACTATCCTTACGGATAGAACGGAAGAAGCTTCGCGAGAAGCGCTTCCCGAACGCTAGCCAGGGCGTAAGCAACTCGAAAGTTTGCTTAAGCTCTAACAGGTCATTAACCAGGGATTCACCGCCTTCCGAAAAGGTCGGCAAGCAGGACTCCAAAGCCTCGACGGACCAGCCAGACCAATCATCGTTTTGAAAAACGACAGTTGGAGCTGTTTCGACTTGGTTATGGAAAAGAGCAGCGAGAAAGTAGGCAGAACGCCCACGTTTCCTTTTGCTCCCATCTGCTAAGGTGTATCTCTCTTCCTTCGGCGATTTGAGTAACTCAAGAGCTGTACGCGAATGCGTACAATTCCCAAAGTACTCAAACCTGGGATTCTCGTACGTAATACTTTCCGCAAGAAGCGGAAGGTTATACGTATAAGAAACGTTGGAGCCAGAAACGTTCTCGCCATAGTGTATCGACGACGGATCGTCGTTGTACACAATGTCGTGTTCGATTAGGTTTCCAACAGCCGTAGTGGTTTGTTTTGTTATCATGCTACAGTGACTCCTCC